CTGGTTTGTATCGCAGATGTGGATATGCTTCTGCAAACTTTGTGAATACTTCACGTTTCACCATCATGAATCCAGTACCAATCTCCATCACTTCTAATGGCTCAGTAACTTGAAACTGTGATGTACCTTTGACAACGTTAAACACATACTCACCAACAAGAGTTTCTAATTCTCTTGCTTCCATGTTTGGATGTTTACGTGCTGCTGCAGCGATGTTGCCCCAATTGATAGACTTCTTAGGATAAGGTGCCCCAATAACATCTTTATCAAGTGCCATCAATGCAATAACGTCACGCGGATCGTAGTGAATATCAGAATCGATAAAGAGTAAATGTGTGCATTCCGAACGAAGGAATTCATCTACTAGGTAATTTCTTGCTCTTGTAATTAGTGATTCGTTGAAAAGAAAAGAAAACTTTGTATCAACACCGTAACGTGACATGACTGCCTGTAAATCCAAAGAGGATTTCATATACAGACCGTGATTCATACCACCATACATTGGTGTTGCAACAAAGAGTTTATTTTTTCTCAGTTCATCTATTTTGACTTGAATTTCCATAATTTATCCATAAAAAAGAGAGAGGGATATACTAATATATATCACCTCTCTCCACCTGTTTACCTACTAATTAGGCAAATGCTCGTTCGCCTTGAGCACGAATAGCCGCAATGCCTTCAGCAACCATACGCTTAGTTGGTGTGCCTAGACGGTAGAAGAAAACTTTGTCACCGTGTGCATTGATACGGCTGTTGTGATAGATTGCGTATCCATCATTACGTAGCTCATTGATTAGAGCTGATGGGTTTGCAACACCAAAAACACTTTGCATTTTGTTTGCAGTGAGAGTGTTGTAACCATCTTCTTTAGACAGATATGCCAGAACTTTTTGTTTTGCTGATTTCATATTAAAAACTCCATATAGTTTAGTCGCACAATTTATGGTACAGAGGCGACTCATCTCTGTTTTACAATAATACAACACCCAAGAGAGTAAGTCAATACTCTCCCAGGTATTAATGTCGATTAGAACGGTATTTCTTCACTCGTTTCTGGTTTTGCAGGTTCCTCAACAGGAGGTGCCATGATTTGTTCAGCACTTGCACCTGCATCAACTTTGGTATACAGATCAAGAAACGATGTTTTGGTATCAATATCAAAACGATTCAAGCAAAGTTGGATTGCTTTCATCTTGTTACCGAATACACCATGAGTCTTGACGATGTGTACCAGACGACGAGTTGAGATAACTTCATCAACACCGCCTTCATTGAAGGTTTTACGAATAACGTCAGCCCAAGTAACAAGTTTTTCTGCAAACTCATCATCAGGTTGACCAACAGATTCTAGTTCTTTCTTTAGAATCTTACGTTCGATTGCATTCGATGGCCAATCTTGTTCCATCGTATTGAGGAATCGCTCAAGGAACGCTTCGTTCAGTACGTTGGTATACATGTAACGACCATCTTCAGAACCTTTACCTTTAGTATTTGCAGTAGCAAATATGGTAAAGCCAGGTGCAGGTGTAACTAGTTCATTCTTTTTCTTAAGCAAGAATGGTTTACCTTCAAGAACTCGCTGCAATGCAGCAAGATTGTTTGCACCATAGTCAATCTCATCAATACACAGAACTGCACCTTGACGAGCGGCAACAGTCACAGGACCGTCACGCCATTCCATTTGTCCATCGATTAGAACATAGTTACCCAACAGATCAGATTCATCTGTATCTGGAGTCATGGATACGCAAACGAACTTACGTTTCGCTTTCGCACATGCTTGTTCGATAGACATTGTTTTACCATTACCTGAATGACCTGTAATGAATACAGGAAAGAACTGTTCAGATTTAATGATATTAAAAATATCATCAAAGTTACCAAACGAAACATAGTTCTTGTAAACAGTTGGAATTAGATTCTCTGTTTCAAGATCAGTAGTGACATTGGAAATACGATGAACTTTCTTAGGTTCATCTTGAACTTCAGGTTGTTTAGGCATAGGTAAAACTTTCGCAGATAGATTAGGCACCCAATACATGCCACGTGCGGCACGATTGGAAGGTTCTTTCAAAAACCATTGAGGAACTTTAATGCCTAGATCATCACAAATACTTTCAATCTCAGATTTACTAACGGAAACTTTGCCGCTAGATTGCAGAGCATTCAAAAACTTCTCACGGGTTTCAGTACGAACTGACATAATATAGACTCCAAATCAAAGATACATCATAATAATAACATCAAATGGCATTACTGTCAAGCTCAGACAGCAAT